ATATCAGTTTAGATGCAAAAACATCAGATGAAGAATAATGAGCACCAAGCTTATTACGTCGTTCAATTTCAATTTGCACCTGTTCCCACATATCTCTATCAATGATGGCTGGATGGTTATTCTCAACATAGTATTGTGGAATTTGTCCGTTGTTCTTAACAATCTTATGATCAAGGTAGTTTTCAGTATATGTCTTTTGGAGTAATGCATCACCTTTATATTTTTCATTAGTTAGAATTGAGTTCACAGTATTCTTTGTCCAGTTCGCTGCTTTTCCTGTTGGTGTTTTGATATGCTTTGATTTTAGGTAATTTGCTATGCCTGTTGCTGTCTTTCCTTCAACCAAAAACATCTTATAAATCATTCTAACAATCACTGCCTGGTCTTCGTCTATCACAATCTTATCATCTTCTTTCTTGTACCCTAGAAACGTTTTATAAGCAAATGATACTTTACCTTGCTGAAAACCGACTCTTTTACCCCACGTCACGTTTTGACTGATTGAGCGAGATTCTTCTTGTGCGATGGATGCCATAATGGTTAAGATGAGCTCACTTTTTGGATCTAGTGTCCAGAGATTCTCTTTTTCAAAGAAAACTTCAATACCATTGTCTTTCAATTTTCTAACATAAGATATGGTATCTAGTGTGTTTCTAGCAAACCTAGATATCGACTTGGTAATAATAAGATTAATCTTTCCATTCAATGCGTCATTAATCATTTTGTTAAAACCAGCACGTCTTTTCGTATTGGTTCCAGATATACCTTCGTCAGCATAGACGTTTGTATATTCCCAATCTGGTCTATTTTGGATAAACTTACGGTAATAATTCACTTGAGCTTCATAACTTGTATATTGTTCATCTGAATTTGTTGAAACTCTTGCATAGGCTGCGACTTTCTTTACAGAAATCTGATCTAGTGGCATTTGTGTTAATGGATTGATGGTTGATGGAATTACTGTAACTTTAGCCATTATGAACACCACCTTTTATTTGTTTAAGCGCTCTTATTCTTGCTTGTTCCCTCTTTTCTGGAGTCCAACTATCACTTCTAGATGTTTTCCAGTGATAGTCTATACTCATTCCATCTTTCATTTGAAACGCAAGTCTATTGCCCGGCATAACCAATATCATTTCAACTTTTGAATTAAAGTAAACTTCATTGAATCCATTTCTATCTAGAGTACTATTTGCTGCTTCTATAATTTTGCTATCAGGTACTTGCTTAGCAGTACATGCTGTTTTTCCTTTAGTAACAGCAAGAGAACATCTCCATACCTCATTATGTGGAGTATTTTTATACGTATAAGCTCTACCACACATACCACATCTAATCATTCCACGAAATACTCGATGGTTTTTTATTGGATTGGGTTGTATTTTTTCTGCCTGTTTTTTTCTTATTTTTTGAACCTTATTAAACATTTCTTTGCTGATAATTGCTTCATGATTGTTTTTTACTATATATTTATCTACCTCACCATAATTAACTACTTTTCTTTTAGATAGATGATCCTTTCGAAATGTCTTTTGAAGCATCAAATCACCTGTGTAGTTATAATTTGATAGTATTTGCATAATGGTGGAACGATTCCATCTTGTTGCCTTTTGTGGGCTAATTCCTCTAGCAGATAGTAATTTACCTATTGTGTCTGCACCATTGCCATCAATATATAGTTGATAAATGAATTGTACAATCTTAGCTTCTTCTGGAACTAGAATCAATCGTTTGTTTTCAAGGTCATATCCCAAGCAAGGTTTACCACCCCACATGATTCCTTGTTCAAAATCCTTCTTAATTCTCCATTTCATGTTCTCTGATACACTTCTTGACTCCTCTTGAGCAAAAGTAGCTAAAAAGGTCAATATCATTTCACCTTCACCACTGATTGAGTGTATATTCTGCTCTTCAAAGAACACGTCAACATTGATTGCGTTAAGATCTCTTACTGTTTTTAATAATGTAACTGTGTTTCTAGCAAACCTTGATATGGACTTCGTGATGATCGTATCAATCTTACCAGCTTTGCAATCCTTTAGTAGTTGTTGAAACTCAGTTCTTGAATCCTTAGTACCAGTCAAAGCCTCGTCTGCATAAACGCCTACAAATAACCATTCAGGATTTTCTTGAATGAGTTTCTTATAATGGTTGACTTGTGCTGAGAGTGAATGAAGCATTGCATCTTTACCACTAGATACTCTGGCATAAGCTGCCACTCTTTTTTTACTCGCTAATTTGGGCAATGCGTTTACTTTGGTTACTGTTTTCTTTGTCATCATTTACCTCCTCATCCGACACACTATATATCACTCTTTTTGAAGGTATAGTCAAGTCAATAAGTCGGTATAGATTACCTTTTTTGATACAATACTTATCAGCTAAAAAGGACTCCGCTTTTTGATAATCTTGCTTTGTCATGATTCCTTTTTCAAACATTAATCTTATGGGTGTTATGGATAAAAAATAGTTTTCAAGATTAGAGCGTTCCATGATGCTTATCTTCTCTATGTTTCTGATTCCACCATTGCCACCTGCAGGTATCAGAACAGAATACTTTTTTCTTTTTACCCTTTACAGATTTCATGGTGATTCCACAGTATTTACATGAGCCAACCAATAAATCTTCTTCATTGATTTTTGCAAGTGTATACCTTACTGCACTTGCAGTCATAGATAGCTCTTTGGCGATTCTTTTATATCCATATCCCAGTTCTTTCAATTCGTTTATCTTATTTCTCAAATCGTCATTCATAAGATCAACCTCCTTCACTAGTTAAATGGCAAGGTTTGATCCTATTTGCCGGTAAAAATAAAAAAACCTCATGCAAAGGAAAATTCCCTATACATGAGGCTTGTTGTTATTTATTTAATTGCTCTTTGATAATTTTTTCTGCTTCAGATAGAGTCTCTTTACCTTGCATCTTGTTGCTAAAGGAAACATAGTCATTTATGATTGCTTCAATCTTTGATTGGTTGGTCTCAACAAATTCGACTGCCTTTTCGGTGGAACCTGTGATGTTACTAACCCATTCACCTAAACGTGAGATAACAGCTAACTTTTTATCATCACCAGCGAGATAGGTCTCACCTTTAGTTTTCGCTAACTGATTCTTTTCTTCTACAATCATAATAAATTCTTTGATCGTCTTTTGTACACTATCATCAAAAACAATGTCTTTTGCTTTATTGACGAGATCATATACATTTTCAGCAGTGTCTTTAAGGTCTTGTTTGACCTCTTTGATAATCTCCTTAAATGATTGATCCTTACTTATTTTCGATGTCACATAAAGCGCTAGTAATAATAGTGAAATTATCAGTAGTAATATTTCAAGTGTTGTCAATTTCTTTTCCTCCTAAATGTTTATAGATGTTAACTTGAGAATCTTCTAGTCTTGATACCCGATGTTCCAAAACGTTTACGTCTTTTTTCAAAGATTTTATGTCTTGTGAATGAAGTTCCAGTAGATTGATCATTTTCACATTTTGTTTTTCAATTTTTAATAAGTTATCCATAATTTCATCATTTTTGAATTTGTTGTTTTTCTCTTGTCTGTTGAACTGCTTTATAGTCGTTAGAATGACTACAATCATCGTTACAATCCAATAAATTAAGTTCTCCATCCTAAACAAATTTAATAGGTTATCCCAATCCATTATCAATCATCTCTTTTCGGTAATTTTCTAAGTAGTCCAGTTGATTTTGAATCTCATCAACATACTTCTTCGCTTTTTCATTTTTATAGTTGGATTTATAATCTAGCATCGTTGTATACCAGGGCTCATCAATTGTAAGATCAAATACACCGGTTCTATCATAATGATCAAGCATACCTCTTAATCTGAATAAATGATAATGTGTTTTTGAAGTCTTATTAATTTCATATTTGCTTCTTTCATAAATGAGCAATGCCTCGATGAAATTGCAAATAAAGTTTCGATCAATATTATTCACTAGCTTTTCAAGTTCATCACTGAATTTTGGATTAAGATAATATTCATTTGAATATATACCCATTATGTTATCAGCTGCTTGTCTATGATAAGCAATGATAGAGTCGTCAAATTGTTGTCTTTTGATAAAGGTCTCCTTAGAAAATACAAAGAAGTCATATTCACCAATAAGTAAATGTAAAATGCCTTTGAATCCATCTAACACCACAGTTAAATCAATATCGCTTGATTTGTCATCTAAACCATATGCTTTTGAACCCCCATAATATATGAGTAAGATCTCAGTATCTGGAAAAACCTCTTTAACCATATTGTATATTTTATTCATCTGAGGAACCTTCTATCAAAGGTGATGGTTCGACTGAATCAAAATCATCCGTAGCATCTTCAAATCCAACTACATTTTCTTTTAACCAAAGATAGCCGCGTTCAATTGGATTCACATCTAAGAAAGTATGATAATCAAACTGAGGTATTTCAATATCTATTTCTTCAATGGGTTCGCTATTGTTTTCTCTTGCCTCTTTTGATAGATAAGTTGCAACACATAAAACAATGGCTTTTTTTGTGTAGCTAATATTGAATGCTGTAATTCGATGATAGGAAGCTTGCAACCCGAACTTAGTATCTAATTCTTTAATAATTGCCATAAAATCCTCTACTTTCTTTTCACTCGATAAACAGATATCGAGAGACTATCTGGTGAACCAAGATTCAAGCCTGTGTTGATATAAATCTGTCCAAGACTACCATTTACAGAATGAACAAAATCACATGATTTAATCGTTGTATCTCCTTGTCCTGATAAAGTGGTTACACTTTTTCCATATGCATTCCATTGTGCAGTACTTAAATAACTTGTACTAAATGTCGGTGATAGTTCAAATGATATAACCTTTGTAATACCACTGGTTATCGTTGGCCCCGATTCATAGCTATCTTCGATATACTGAACAGTTGTGTTCTTAGCACTTCTCGTTTGAAAAAGACTGTTTTCTGTGCTTGCGTAATAGTTCAAATAGCTACCAAGTAAAGTTGAAGATGCTGCTGTTCTGTAGTAGAAATATGTATCAGAAACATCTGCAGATGCACCATAAGTTGAAGAAATAATATGAAACTTGTAAACGTAATCTGGATCAAAAGGATAATTTAAAGTATGTGTATAAGCATATCCTTCATATGAATAAATGAGTTCCATTTCACCACCAATTTTAATAACTGAAGATGGCGTTCTAGCATATAGTGCATTATTGTTATAATCAAATGCTAATTCACCTAAATAATTCAGTTGTGCAGTTGTTGGTTTGGTAGTTCCTCTTTTAACTCTGATAATAGCCATTAATAAGTTCCACCATCAATGATTGAAGATGGCATGAGCACCTTTGACTTATCAATACCTAGTTTGTAAGAAACTCTGGTAGGTGAATAGTTTGAATCGACTACAGCAACATAAACTAAACCATCAACGATGGAAGCATTAATATAATCTGCTTCTGAAGCTGCAACTGCAATACCATCAGCATCACTGATATAAACATTCTTCACATTACTTAAAATTGTTCTTTGATCTTCAGTTAAATGAAGATTACTAGCGACATGTGTATTATAAGTTGATGATGCAACACCACCTAAACCTGCGAGTGAAATTGTCACTACTCCAGTAGATCCATTGACGCTTGTTACTGCATCAGTTGGTGTTAAGAGTTCTTGCCAGTTTGCAAGCGTTGAGTATGGGGATGCCTTTAGGATAAAAGACTTATTTAAGTCTGTTCTTACGGCAACGTCACCTTCTTGTGCTGTACTTAATGCTAACATTGCTGTTTGACTAGATACAACGAATGTATTTGTCATAGCGATTTTAGGTACGACACTATCAGCTAATTTCCCATTTGCATCAAGTATAGGAACATTTCCATTACCTGTTCCTGTATTTTTAGTTGCAGCCGTTCCTAAACCTAAAGCTGTAATCTTTGTATCAATTTGTGTATCCACCTTGCTTGCAGATGGAATTTTTAAGTAATCACTATCTGCAAGTGGTACGGATACCGATGCCGTTTTGTCTGCCTTTGCAATATAGAGATGCTCACCAGTAAAATCAACTAATGGTTCACCGGCTTTTACACTACCTGTTGTTCCAACAAGTGGACCTGTCCCAGCAGATGTTCTTCTTTTAATTTGAATTGTTGCCATTTAAATCCTCCTTATTTTTTTAAGTAAACTGATGTAATATTATGCGCTGTACTACCACATGATAATGTGACAACACCATTTTCATAAACCACTGAAAGTGAATAATCTCCTCCAGCATATCTGTAACTCACATTCCTATTTGAGCCAACATGAATAAACAAACTATCTCCTGGGAAACTAATTACTGTTGTATTGTTGATAAATACATAAACTAATGATTCCCTAAGTTCTGTTGAACTTGTTCCAAAAAATTGATACACACCATTGGATACTTTAGTTAAGCTTTTACTTTGTGGTATGTATTTAATTAATAATCTTTGTTCTAGATCATCAATGATCGTCTTGGGACTTAAAATAAACTTCCTTTGGTAGGTTTGATTAAGAGTGACTGATGTTGTTGTTTTAGTGTAGGCACACAATACAAATTCATAAAGTCCATCATTATTTATTAAGTTAGTTAACGTCAGCGATGGATAACCACCTGTTTGTTCTTTTAAATATAAATTCACTTCATTTGTTGCAGTATTAACGCCTAAAATAACATACCCGCTCTTACTTGAATCTGGTGTCACACCAATGGTTGTTTGGTTTTCGATATAGGTGACTCTACCGTAAATTGAAACATAGCCATCTTGAAATGTGATTGTATTATTGGCGAGTGTCATCGAACACTCATTCTTCAAACTCTTTAAAATACCAACATCATATGAATTAAAGAAATGATATAAATCTGCATCGATTTTTGCAGTGACATTCCCACCTTCAAATGTTATTTTTTGTAACCCCATTAGAATTCTCCTCCATCTAAATCTGTATTCGTTATTGAAATATGACTCACCTGTTGTGATTTAGCTTTACTCAATAACTGCACCTTTTCTGTTAATTTCACTCGGTATTCTCCAAGAGTGACCTTAGCAACTTTGAGTGTATCCTTAAAAACAAGTCCTGTCACAACCGTATCATATGTTTTTTTGTTATGTTTAAATGAGATGTAATCTCCCAAGTTAAAGTTCTTAAATGGCATAAAAACTTGATTATTCAAATCTAGAATAAATGTGATTTGGTGATCAAGCTTTGAAGTTACCATTTCGCTTCTAGCCTTAGTCTCCAGTGATTCATATTCTTGATCACTATAGATAAATGTTTTTGTCATCACTGCTTGGTAGCGCAAGACATGATTCATATCTGTTGTGATACTACCGTCTGTTAATAAGTAAAAAACCATACTTGACGTATGGAGTTGATTATCGCTTCTTGGATAATAAATCACTTTATTAATGACTTGGCTTGATGAATCATTTGTTTCTACATTTAGAATGGAAGAAAAATTACTCTTCATGACTAGTCCTTCTTGAACGTTCACAATCTTAAAGAGTATATTCGTGATTCTACCTCTTAGATAAACAACTTCTGTTTGAAAGCTAATCCCATAACTTTTTGATACCAACTCGAATATTTTTGAAATGTTTTCAACTTTATCGACCTCAAAGGTTAGTGATCCAGTAACACTGGCTTCTTTTTGAATCGTTAAGTAATCTAAGTTCTGCAAGATATCTGGATTTGTTTTAAAGTGGGAGGAGATGAGTTGATATAGATAATCAATTAAATCCCCTGTAAAACTAGTGACTAAGACATCCAAGTTAAAGATCTCTCTAAAATCAAGTGTTCTAATGATCGTTGAATGATCATCTTTTTGTTCGATGCTTTCTAGTATTCCAATATAGGAAAACTCATCATTCTTGGCGATAACAATATCCCCGATTGAAGTCTCGATATTTGTCTTGTTCAGCTTAAAACTTGAGCGCTGAATGAGAACCATGTCTAGGATGATTTCATATTCTTTTCCCACTGGTGCATAATCCTTATAAGCTAATGTTTTACGATCTAAAAATATGACTTTCATATTAAATACCTACATAGCCTTCAAAAAGTGTGACTCTACAAACCGTCATTGAACTAACACCAGGCTTAAATTCAATCTCATACTCTCCATGACTCACAAACAAGAAGTTATCCGCCTCAAAATCCTGCAAGCCATAGACATCATAAGTTGATCCATTTTCAATCATCTTAATAACTTGTTCACTGGGATTTGATATGACGGTTAATGTTGCATCCTCTGATTCAACATATAGTTTTAGTCTTTGCATGATATTACCGTTCTTTTTAACTGTAATTTCAGGATTTAAAAAAGCACCATAAATCTCAATGTTGAGCGGTGCTTCATCTAATCCTTGATTATTAATATGAGTGATACCTTGATAAGAGTTTGCATATATAAATGGATATTGGTAGGGATAAACTTTGCCATAGCTACTGCCATTGGCTATTATCTCGTACGTTTTCTCTTTGATCCAAAGTGATAGTTTTTTAAAGATGATTTGACTTTGAATTGTCCCACTGACAAGCTCTGCTTTAGAAAGACTCGATACATCAACAAATGTATAAGAAGCAAATGCTGGTGTAACATAGTGAAGTTTATGTTCTTTCTTTGATTTTGATAAATAGTCAACAAATGCTTTGTATCCTTGATATCCTCTTAGAAAGATTAATGTTTCACTGATTTCAGTCATCGGTAGTTGAAATTCCGATTTTGCATACATGCGGTCATATTCAAGATACTTGATGTCTAAAGCAAAACCGAGCCCACTTGCTTGGGTAATGAGTGTCTGATTCCTATAATCAAAGTAATAAATTTCACCATATTCATTCTCTAAATAAAATTGTCTTATCAAATCACATTACCTCCTAACGCTCTGTTAATAGAATCAATATCAAATGTTGGAGATGTTGTGTTGATAGTGATGTTGTTTGTATTCGTTGATGATGAATTAGAGCTAGAGTTGTTAACCGTGCTTGAACCTTTTAAATTAAAGGTATCACTGAAAAATCCTCCTACCTTACCAAAGAAACCGCCTACTTTGTCTGCTGCCTTACTTGCAAAATCGCTTATACCATTTGTTACATTAGATGCGATATTACTTATACCTTCTGTTACACTGCCAAAAACGTTTTTAATCTTTCCGCCAAAATCACCGATCTTAGAAGGTAGATCTCCAATCCATTCAAATATTTTCTGAATAAATTCAATGATCTTTTGAACCACTTTCAAGATTGGATCTAAGACTGTTTTAAGTACTTTGATTGCAGGTACTAAAATAGCTTGAAGTATTTCTCCAAGTGTAATAATTAATGGTGCCAACATTTCTAACATTTCAGCAAACATACCGACTTGCATAATCAGTGGCATCAGTATGATATCTAAAATAGGTACTAATAAATCTACTAGCATGACAACTAGATCAATGATCACATCTAAGATAGGCTGTAATGCAGTCATCAAAGCATCGACAATCGATAAAATTGGTGGTAAAAGCTGCATGAAAGTTTCCATGAGTCTATCAAGCAATGCTTTAAACTCTTCACTTTGTAGTAAAGCCATCGCTAAAATTGCGATTAGCGCGCCTATACCAAGCGTGGCAAAGTTTATACCTGCTCCTGCGAAAAGCCCCGCAGAACCGACACCTTTAAGCGTCATGGCCACAATATTTAAGAGTGGTCCAACCTTACCGATAATAGCTAGAACTGGACCAACTGCAGCCACCAAGCCTATGAGGGTTGCTACCATTTTCTTTGTGTCTGAATCTAAGCTATTCCATCTTGCAATCCAATCTTTAACAACTGGAATGATCTCATCTCTTACTTTGATGATCAATACCTGTAAAATTGGTATCATGGTTGTTGCAATATCTACACCCAAACTTGACAATGCTTGTTTTGTTCGGTCAAGTGCGTCTGTAAACTCACCTGCTTGTGCAGCTTGTTCATTGGTTACAATACCTAGATCTCTTGCTTCTTGTCTTAAGTCTCTTATCGTAGAAATCTCACTGGAAAGAATAGGTATAAGTTCAGTTCCAATTTTCTCTCCGAAGAATTCATTGGCCACACCTACTCTTACTGCTTCATCTTCTACCTTACTTAATGCTTCACTAATAATTTCAAAAGCCTCATCAGCGTTCTTGCCCTTTAGATCATCAACTGTTAAGCCGATCAGAGCTAAACTATCAACGACTTTATCTGCATTACCAGTAGCAATATCACCTAAGATACCATTGACTTTAATGAATCCTTTATTCAAGCTTTCGGTTGACGTTCCCATGATTGTAGCAACATGATTCCATTCCTGGAATGCTTCTGCAGATAAACCTATCTTTTGTGCTGTATCGCCAATTTCATCCGCAGTATAGGCTGCTTTGACTGAAAAAGCCGTTAAAGCAGAAACGGCTCCTAAAATAGGAACCGTTACAGATTTTGTGAGTGTTGAACCGAGTTTACCTATCTTATCAAATTTAGCATTACTTAATTCTTTGATTTTACCGTTAGTTTTACCAAGCTCATTATTTAGTTTTGAAATCTCAGCTTCTGTATACTGTACATTGCGTTTGAGTTTATTAAACTCTTCTTGACTCATATCACCAATTTGAACAGCTTTTTTAGCTTTTTCAAGTTCTAGGTTTTGAGCGTCAAGTCGCTTTTTAGTCGTTGATAAGATTCCATTAAGTTTATCTTGTTTTGATTTACAAAGGTCTAGATTAGAGCTATCATAACGAAGATTTGTATTAATGGCTTTGAGGTCTTTGTTTTGTTCTTTAAGATCCTTTTTTATGCCATTAAGTTCATTTTCTAGATCTTTACCATCAAGTGTTAATTTAATGTTCAACCCTTTGACCGTTTCTGCCATAAATACTCACCTCCAGTGTAAAAGAAAAACACATTAAACTATGTTTATACTTGCTGAAATAGAAAAAAGCACAACCAAAGTCATGCTTTTCCCTTCCTTCTATAAGAAGTGTTCGATTATGAATCAAACAAATCTAGCTATTCGTCATAGTCTAGAAATGATGACCATAATCTTTAGCATTTTTTTAATTTTATGCATATGATCACCTCATATTAATATTTGTAGGCATTGCCTACATTTTTAGAATTAATTATATTCTATCATACAATATAATAATCACAATAGAAACCTGTCAATATCACCCTGTGTGCCATATTTCTTTGAATGATTCCCATTAATGACTTTCATCTCTAAACCTACTAACTCAAAGTATGTCTCTAAATCAAAGTGCTTTGAATCTTCAATTGATATTCCTAAATGAGCTAGGTTAAAAATGATGTTTGCTGTGACGTTTTCTATTTCTTGGTTATTTTCACTTGTTGGTTGGGGGTGTGCTTTTCTGAAACGTCCCGAGCATTTCACCTATCGCATTCGTCAGATTTTCTAGTTCATCTTGATTACTTAATAGTGAAAAATCAAGTGACATCAAGAAATCATTATAAGATTGTTTGTAGAATGGTCGGTGTAGTATATAGATGATCCTAAAGATCGTATCTATTACTGTTGACAGTTCTTCTTCTTTTTTCGCACTAGATTTCTCTAATTTTTTGATATCACTAAATAGTTCAGTTGAGAATACATTACGATAATCAATGATAGTATAAAGTGATGAGTGCAAGCGATAATCTTTATCACCAAGTCTGAGAGTTTTTTCCATAATCTACTCCTTAAATAAATGTCGGTAGTGCTGGTGCTGTTGTTAAAAATGTACTGTAATTAGAATCTCCAACTCCTGCAATAACTCTTAAAATAAGATTGTTTCCAGCCTCAATTGGTCTTGCAGTAATACTTAATTCAATTGAATTCGCTTCAATAGAATCACCTTTTGATTTGCTTGAATCTCCTGATGGTGTTGCAGTACATAAGTAATACCAAATACGTCTTGCTTTGATATCGCCTTGAATTTCGTAGCCTAAAGCAAAAGTTTTTGTTTCAGCATTTAGAATCTCTACTAGGTTCCCATTTGTGTCTTCTAAGAAACCAAAGATATCCTTTTTGAATGCTTCATCAATTTCTGTAAACTTAAGCGTCACATTCGAACCTGCATTGGAAACCAAAGTGGCGATGACTTTATCGTCTGCATATACTTGTGATGTTCCTCCGATAGCTTCTGTTGTGATCTCCTGAGCACCTTCTAATCTTTTAGGTGTTGCAAAGGTCCAACTACCATCTGCAGCTTGTGTTGCGAGTGCATAATGCACATTAGTTAAACCGAATGTTACTTTATTACTCATTTAAAATACCTCCTGTTTGATTTCGTATACTCTGTTGACTGAACCATCTTCATTGATGAATTCAGATAATAATTCATATTCATATCCCATAAAATAAAGGGACGATTCTAATCTTTCTTCTAATGATACATCCTTCTTTTCAGTAATCAAACTTACTTGAAATGTTGCAATTTTAACTATGGACTTATCATCAGCATAAACGATTGTTCTATTAGTGAGTTCTTGGTAAATGATATAGTTTGGATCATCTTCTAACCCTACTCTTGTTCCATACGAAACTTTACCTGGTAATACAGAGTTAAGGGTTTCAAATAAAGCTTCTAACTTTTCTTGCATCAATCATCACCTTTTTCAATAATTCTTTTGATGTCTTCTAGCATCTTAGGCGTAAGTAAATCATAGGCAGGTCGCATGAACGGTCGTGGTCCGACATATTTACCACTTCGGTGTGTGAAACCAAACTCAAGCAAGTGTGTGAGCTTCCCTTTTTCATTAGAGAATATAACAATTGATTTATTGATTCCACTACCTTGAGGTTCAGCAATGAACGAATCAGCAAATGGTTTTGAACCACCACTTCTAGGTGCATTTGATCTGATATACTTCACGATCTCCTGAGCTGTTTCATCGAGTCTTTCTTCAAGTTTGATAATAATATCTTGAGCATAGTCATCCACCATGTTAGAAATTTCTACTCCTAACTCATCAAGCGTAATCAATGATATCACTCTTTCTGAGTTTTGTTTTGCTTAGATAGAGCTCAATGAACTGTCCTATTTGATAGGTTCGTTCAATCTTGTAAATGTCATCATCAATTTCTGCATACTTGCTGTTATCATATAAAAAACTTTGAATTTTAAGTGCTAGATCAATCTTTATGTCTGATCTTTTACTTTCATAGTATTCGTTAGATGTGATGCTAAAGTTAATGCCTATAACTTCCTTCGAGTGTTGAAGTTGGTAAATTGAGGATCCAATAGAATTTTGCACCAAAACAAGAGTTAGTAAGTTCAATTTGACATTTGGTGAATTAGGAAACATTCTCTTCTACTCCTTTTGTCAGTGCAATTTGACCGACTAACATATCAAAAGTCTTAGGTAGTTCTTTTGCACTACCATCATTCTTAAATCCAAAGAAAGTCTTAACATAAATAATGATTAATGTACTCACCATTGGATTTGATTCGTCATTGATGTAAGAAGGATCGATCCCACAGCTCATTAAGTATGATTTGCAACTACTAATATGAGTAGAGAGCTCGTCATCAGCATACGTTTCTGATAGTGGTATGAGTAGTGCTTTTTTTACAATGTCTAGTATCGCCATGAGATCAATCCTTTCTTATTCAATCAATAAGCTTTAGCTATTAGGCTGCAGCTTTCTTTTT